AATTTATTCCATGCTTTAGTATAAAAATCTTTGAATGTGTCATACTCAGAGTGATCTAACTTCTTCTTACCTAGTTCTACTTCACCAATGTAATCTAGTTTGTATGACTCCTGTGCTTTGTATGTAAACTTACGATATAAGTCAAGGTAATCTAAAACTGTGACACCACCAATATCATATACGGTGTGTGCTCTACCCTGTAGATAAATTTCTTCATGAGTTACTAGACCCCATGGTGATAATTTTTTACATGACTTCTCACCTAGAACTCTGGTAATTCTTTTAGCAAGATATGCTATATCATATAACTGACAGTTCCATCCTGTCACAACTTCTGGTGGATTTGCTGACCAGTATGTTATAAAATGCTGGAGCATATCATATTCATCATTACACTGCACATACTTGACCATCTTGTCATTATGATGGTAAGGACCTACACCGAATGTCAATATCCTTTTAGTAGCATAGTCCTGTAGTGTGATGCAAAGCATCTCCTCATCACATGCCTGTACTGTAGGGAATCCCTTCTCTGATTTGACCTCAATATCAATCGTTACAAGTTTGATCTTGTTGATATCAAATACTATTTCCTTCTCTGGGTATTTGTCAGAGATATATTGGTAGATGTATCTATTGTTTCCAAATATTTCAAATCCTTTTACCTCACCATGTGTCCTATAAAATTCTCTACAGTCTCTTACAGAACCAGGTTTGACACTCTGTAAATATTTGCCATCTAATGTTTTGTATTTTGTTCTCTTCTTGCTTGGTACAAAAAGTGTAGGGTTATATTTCTCTCTGGTAGTGAACGATTTACCATTTTCATATCCACGTACCAGAAAGTCGTTACCGACCATCTGAACATTGGTATAGTATCTCATCAACCCTTCTTGCTTGGTGCTATCAGTGCTTGATACTTGTCTAATTGTGCTTTATCTGGTTCTAAAATAGTGAGGAAACTATCTGAGTGAACCATCATTTCTCTTTGCATACTGAATGATGGCCATGATTCTAAGAACTCACCCTTGAGTTCAAAAGGATCTATAAGTTTACAGTCTGGTTCACCCATCTCAGACCCTACCTCTTCTAATCTAGAGATAAGAACGAGATTGTTCTTGAATAATATAACCTTTATCATAATAAGGATAAACTTTTGTTCTTCAAGGATAGCATAGAACTACGTACTTTGTCTATGTACCCACTGTTACGTAATTCTTTGAACACAAGATTTTCAAAACCATATTCACCATATCGATCTAGTGATGATGCTCTTGCCATCCTTATTTTATTCACAATTGTTTTCAATGCCTCTGGTTTCTCAGATTTTATTAGTGTATCCAACTTATTCTTGATGTTATTCACCTTCTTCATCAACTCATTCTCATCAAAGTCATCTTCAAACTTTGTTGGTTCCTGTATCCAGTATCCCTTCAATACACTATACACACCCTGACATTTCTTACGTGTAACACCTGGTCTTTCGATGTATGGTTCTACTGGGACACCATATATCTTTACATCATGAGTCAATTCCCACAATGTCTTCTTATCCATGTAATAATCATCAAGAAATAATGGGTCACACTGAGGAATATAGTTTGTATCTACCACTAGATGAACATCTATATCAGAATATTTTGTATAATTATATCCTGCATTACCACCTAACATAAGCACATCAACTACTGCTCTGTCATTCAGATCTACGTAGTCAGCAAATGCTTTGGCAAAGTTCATAATAGATTTACGAACTTGAGGTCTCAAAGCACCATTTACCCAGAACTTATCATTCAATTCGTCCCTAAAACGCAAAGTCAGACCTGCGGTTTCCCGTAGATCTGACGCTTTTATATGATGTAAGACTTTCTTGTACACTCAATACTACCGTGTTGTAGTATTATTTAGAGCCAGTCTTTACGTTGTTGTGATTCTGGTAAAACCTTCTTGATGTCTACTAACAATAGACCATCTTCAAATTTTACACTCTCAATAACAAGTTCCTCAGGTAATGCCCAAGTACGAGTAAATGCTCTTTGTGCTAATCCTTTATGAACATAGTCATGTGCAACACCATCCTCTTTCTTACCTTCTATTGTAAGTTTGCCTTCCTGTGTGAAGACTTTGATGTTGTCTTTCTTGAATCCTGCTAGTGCTACTTCCAACCTATATTGGTTTTCTGATACCTTTATACTATTATAAGGTGGGTAGTTTGTGTTTGCGAAGTGTTGATCGAACTCATTGAACCAATCATCAAATCCAATCATGTTTCTTTGTATCTTCTCAAGATACTTCTGTGTGTCAGGCACAGACAAAGTTATAGATCCGTTTCCGAACATGGTGACCTCCTAAAGCGTCTAATTGTAATGTCCCCGTAGGCGACAATACTAATTATATGACCAGACATGAAAAAGGGGGTCGTGGAAACCCCCTTTTTCGGTAGCGTATATCCGTATGTAGCGTGTCACGCACGAATGGTGACGTTTTTATTTAGTAGTTGTTTTAGTTTTACCTATGTTATGTTCAGATATGATTATAAAAACCTTGGTATTCGTGGTTGAGAATGCCTCTAGCATATTGATAGTCTTCTTTAGATAAAATTTCAGTATCTGACTTCTGACATTTCATACCCTCTAATAAAGGAGCATCAACTCCTCTTTCTGGGTAGTATGCTGTAGGATATAAGTCTATAGAATGTCCTAAAAATTTTTCAAGATCTCTTTTATCACCTGAGTAAATTCTTTCCATCTTTATAGGATGTATATTATACCCTGAATTTTTCCAGTTGTTATAATATAAAGTATATTTCTCTGAACATGTAGCACTCCCCTCACGCAATACTTTCATAAAGTAATCTCTACATGATGTACTATCAGTTTCTACCCACTTATTATTATAGAATGCAGAGACCTCTGAAAACAATCTCCTAACAGGATCTCTAAAGATCATCACTACCTTGACATCAAATGCATCATGTAATCTTGATCTTATTCTCTTGAGGAAAAATGGATTTAGTATTTGATTAGCATTTGTAAAATCAGTAACCCCTTTATGATCAACAGAATTTCTAAGATATAGATCAATATATTTCTCTACTGTCTGACCTTGATGAGTGAATCTATATGTTTTTTCTCTATCAATAGTCATCAAATCATTGATAAAATTATCATATTTTCTTTTATTAGACTTTAGAGATAATCCATACAATATATGATCCTCTTTACACAACCCATGATTATATCCCTCCAATGAAAACATAAGGGATCTAGTGGCAGACCACCCTGTCCCTGCACAAATTATAAGTTTTGGTTTACTCACCCGTTGTGGTTTTCTTCTTACCAATATTATATTTTGTTTCTAGCACCCAATCTTTTTTATTCTTAAATGAGATAACTTTGATTTGATTCAATGATGACATATTAGATATTGACTCTAATCCAGAGTCAGATATGCCTACTAAACCCCAATCTACAAGTAATCTGATAATTCTATTACGTCTTTGTACATCATTCTCTGTCAAGTTAGCATGTTTACCATCTAAAGCAAACAATTCCTTGAAGTGCACTATGTAATACCTACCTTGCTTATGTAATATGTGGCATGACTGGTATAATTTCTTCTCTTTTCTTGATGCCACTCCAATTCTGGTGAGAGTCTCACGAACCTTTAGAAAATCATCAGGTTCTTTGAGTATTATCTCAACCATTTTGTCAGGAGACCAAGCAAAATTGTTTTCAAAAGTCATTTCAATCCTCCGGTATTCAACCGTCGTGTAATAATGTTGAGTTGGTCTTCGGTAAGTAGAGGTAGAACTTGTCTTGCTTTTTCATCACTGTACCCGTAGTATTCCTTCACAATACTAAGGTTAGACAGTTCATCTTTTCTCATCCAAGGAGAAAATCTCTTCTTTTTCCTCAAAGTATATAGTAAAAAATCGTATTGTAACTTGTTATCTAGATGATTACTGATGTTCATCTCATTTGCAAACATCAAAGTGTCTATCTGACCAGACATACATCTGTTCACGATATATGGTAAGTATTTTGGTTCAAGTGTAGAGTCATTATCAATAAGATTGGTTTTAGTCTCGTTGATAGACTTCAACCAGTCTTTTAGTTCCATTTTTTTCGCCTAATAATAATACAATCGTTCTCGTAGTCAGGGATAAACTCAATAGGTTCATCATTTTTCCAACACATTTCACTATACAATGAGTTTAGTGTGCCCATATCATCCCAAAGATCAGATACTCCTTCAGACACCAGTTCCTCCATAAAAACTTAGTATAACATATATTTACCTGTT